ATCGTGGGAATAGTCATTCACGGTCGGTTCGGCCCAAGTTCCACTAAGGTCACCTCCGGGTGCCGCTCCCCCGTCAAAGTTCATTTCTGTACCGTCTAGGGTTAGCCCGTCGCCGGCAGAGTAGGTTGTATTGGTATCTGTATAATTGCCTGGATGAATATCCGTAGCACCCTGATCTTGCGTCCAATCCCGGTGCTCGTTTACGTCTACTCCCTGGAAATCGTCATGATCAACTACCGCCTCGATAGCAGCTTCGGTCGTAGGATTGATCGGAGTGACGGTGATTCCATCAGGCACTTCTTCATCTGAATCAGGCTGATCATCATCTGTGAAGATCTCGCTGATTGTCTTAGGTTCGAGGTTCGTGCCATTCACAACAAACAGATCGCCATCCGCTACTTCGCCAGAGATTATGAGCCTAGCCCAAGAGATCGTTCCATCTCGAAAGGCCCACCAGGGAACATCGCCGCCCCAGACATCCATTGAGTCAGTAAGTTCAACTGTGCCGAAAGCATTTCTGAACCCGAAGTTATAGGTTCCGGTTGGCATACCAATATAGGCCCAGGTGGTTCCGGTTCCAGCCGATCTCATTTGAGTCCAGGCAGTATCAAGAGGAGAATGGTGTTCAACCACCCAAAGGCTCCCGCCGTCAGCATTCGATAAGAACCACCCATCAGCGTCATAGAACCAGAACTCTTTGACTGAATCGACTTCATCGCCAGATGATCGGATCACCGCGATGATCCCAAGCAGGACCAAAAGCACACCAGTGATTCTAACTATCATCAATCGATTGAATTGTGACATATCCTAATCTCCATATGATCCGCTCGGTAAACCAAACAGGCCAGGCACTGATTGGGGATCCATTACTATCCAGGGGAATTTCTCATTAAGGGATTCGCCGGTTAGCTCCCCTTCGATCACAGTTTCGTTGAATGTCATCTTGCGCAGCTTGATGTTGGTGTACTCTTCCTCGATTGTGTTTGGTGAGCTTACGCAAACAACCTGCGCCGTCACCTCAGGCGGCTCAGTAACTGACCTGAGCCCACCGCCAGCTCCATCACCGCTTATTATCACCTGGTCGACATTTTCTATTCTCAGACGAAGTTTCTGATCCTTCCCTTCAGCCTCCTCAGGAAACACGGTCTTGAACGGATAATGCTTAAACAGATTGGAGTTGCTTGTGATGGGCTCTGCATTACTCGTTGCTCGAATGGTTGTTTCACCGGCCCCGGTAGGAGTAAACACGATCGTCAGTAGCACCGCGTACACTTCGCCAGTTCGTAGTGCAAAGGCTCCTGAAGTCGCGGGTGTTGATAGAGGACGCGGCATTAAGGCATAATCTCCAGAGGCAAAGCGATATAGAACAGGTTCGGCCCCTCGCGCTTTTCATCAGGCTCGTCCGCGAACCCGAATTCCACCGTCACGCCGGTGACCGGATCAACCCAATCGAAAACAAGCGTACCTCCCTTGCACGAAGTGTAATAGAACGTCCTTAGTTCATTACGCTGGGCAAGATTCACTCGTACCGCTCCCGCAATGGGCTCCGCGGCCGCGCTCGACTTGCGGCGTTTTCTAGGTGGTCCGGCGTCCATGTCACTGACAAGGATATCCGAAGCCCACTTTCGGCTGTTTCCAGCAAGGAGCAGCTCCGGAGGGTCTGTCATAGCTGACCATTGCGGGTTTGCCATTACCTTCGCACCCCCCTCGAATCAAGTGATGCGGCCTGCAGGGCTCGGTTGTGTTTCCCGGAAGCTATTTGCTGGCCTACTATGTCGCCAATAATCACATCGAGGGTTTTCCCATCAGAGGAGAGCTTGACATCAGAAGTGGCGATCGGAGAGTTCTCGACCACGTTCACAGTCATATCTATGCCTGTTGGGCCGTCGCGCTCATACTTTGGAAGACCTATGATTCCAGATCCAAACCCGATACTGTCTCCGTCCAATGGACCAATACCTGCTAACTTTAGATCCGGACCACCGCTCCACAAGCCGCTTAGGAACTTGCTAAGTGGGTTAGTTACTGCAGCCTGAACCTGAATCCGGATGAGATCGGAGATGATCGAGTCCGCTAGAGACCTGAATTCGAGTTTTCCGGTTTTCACCATATTGGCAATCGCGTCGGTAAACCCACTGGCCCAGCTGGTTGAGGCGTCTTCGATTCCCTTGATTACTGCATTAGATTTTTTACCGAGGTCATCCAGCTTATTGCCAGCATCATCGGCAGACCTGGCAATCGAGCCCAGAGGACCGGAGTCAGCATCCGCTCCGCCGGCTGCTTTGCTCTGGAATAGACTTCCCAGCATGTCATGAAACTTATCCGGCAGAGGGCCAACCATGCTCTCAAGTAACTTGCCGAGATCCGCTCCAGCCATTTTGAGGCCTTCACCGACCCCCTTCACGCCAGCCCAAGTAACCTTTGCTATTTTCTCAGTAGCGCCAGCGAGCGCCGTGCCCGTTTCCTTGGCGAATTCCTTTACCTCGCCAAGCGTTGTCTTCAGCCCATCAACAGTTTTCCCTAGAAATGCGCTTACCTTCACGTAGAGCCCATGGAAGAACCCAATTACCTTTGAGAGCGCTTTCCCGATCCAATTGAAGACACCACCGAGGTTGTCAGCCAGCCAAGTTTTCACCGAGTTATAGATTCCGGCAACGGTCCCCGTGATACCGGTCCAAAGCCCATCGAAGAATCCCAGGACTTTGTTCAGCCCTTCACGAACCTTATCGAATATTGTGTTGAATCCCCCAACCAGCCAGGTCTTCGTAGCCTTATAGGCACCCACCACAGCCTTCGTGATCTGATCACGCCACTTGTACCAAGCACCGACGGCAACAACCAATGCCCCGATAATGAGTAGAACGGGCAATGAGACCGCTCCGAGTGAGGGAACTAACTTTGTGAGAATCGACCTCGATACTCCAGCCGTAGCCTTGCCGACAAGCTTCAGCCCAGTACTGAGTTTCGGCAGCAGTTGCCAGACTGCAACATATCCCTTACCTAGAAATCCGACGGCCATTGCAGCTGGACCAATAGCAGCAGTAACCGCGGTCAAAACTAGAAGGTGCTTTCTCACAGTCGGATTTAGGCGCGCAAACCCGTCTGCAATCTTATCCACTTTGTTCAGGAGTGGCCCGATATCATCGATTAAATCGCTTAGAGTTGCCTTTACCGGGCCCCCAAAAGTTGCGGATATATCAGTGATTCTATTGCGAAGGATCTTTACTTTGCTGGCAAAGGTGGCATATCGGAGGCCGGCTTCCTTCGTTAGCGCGTTGTTTTCTCTCCACCCAGCTCTACCCAATTCCAGCGACTTATGAACGAGTTCTCCGGCCTGGGCCGTACTAAGGAGTGCACGCTGAAGTCGCTTTTCAGTTAGCTCCAGCTTCTCTAGTGTTCCAAATACATTGCCGCCTGTAGCGTTGACCTGCCCTAGACCGGTAATGAAGTCAGCGATCGCATCTGCGGCATCTGTCTTAAATGCAATTTTGAACTCATTTGCCGACATCCCAGCAACAGATGCAAAATCTTTAAGCTTTGCGCCTCCGTTCTCTACCGCCTTGGCGATGTTTACCACCATTGTGCTGACAGCAGTGCCACCAGCTTGCGACTCAACACCAACACTGGACATTGCGCCAGCGAAAGATAGGATCTGGTGCTCAGTCATTCCTACAACTGAACCAGCGCCGGCAATGCGCAGACCCATGTCTACGATTTCAGACTCAGTTGTTGCTAAGTTATTCCCCAGATTGACGACAGTAGAGCCGAGGCGGTCAAACTTGCTCTGAGGCATTTGGGTAATATTGGCTAGTCGGGCTAATGATTTCGCTGCATCCGCGGCAGCCATATCTGTAGTTTCACCAAGATCGATCATCACTCGTGAGAATGATTTGATGTTCTTGGTCTTTATGCCCAACTGACCGGCCGCTTCCGCGACCGAGGAGATCTGGACGACACTCGCCGGCACTTCCCTCGACATGCCGCGTATGTCTTCAGTAAGAACTCTGAACTCTGTGCCGGTAGCATTTACAGTTTTCCGCACTCCCGCAAATGCCGTCTCATAATTAGCTGACGCCATTACGGTAGCCATAGCAAGACCAAGAAGCGGGACAGTGAACCCGTAGGTCATGTCCCGCCCTAAGCGCTTGATTCTGTTGGCGTGGCGATTCAGCTTCTTGACCATCCGATCCATTCGTTTATCAAATGCATCGGTCCGTGCCGTGAACTGAATATATATCGTACCTGCGCTACCCAACTATCATCACTCCTCTGCCATTTCAGCTACTTCGCGTTCTTCCTCGCGTAACTCGAGCTCAGCGCCCCATTCGGTGACTTCGTTACTTGAGATCCGCTGCAGCAGCTCTCCAACCGTGTAGCCTAGTCTCTCGGCGAGTTGGAAGTAGAACCGCCGCTCAGGGCAGCGGATCAGTCGTCTTTTGCATCCTCGGCCGCCTTGTCGCTAAGCCCCGAGAGATCCATGACCTTGTCTATGACTTCCTGCTGGATGTCTAGCCGGAGATCCTCGAGCATTGGCTTGTCCTTACGAGAGAAAGCCGCCTCTCCAGATTCCGGATCAAACATGCAAGCGATGGCGATTTCAGGGAAAAGGCGAAGAACATCGAGCCCCTTCTCTCCGGATGATTTGTCAGAAGACGATGTGCTCAGGATTTTCCATCTGAGCTTACCGATAAGCCCCTTGAGTAGGACCTTCTCGTTATCCATGCTCTCAACTACGCACACCTTCTCTGCGCGATCTGAGAGCTCCATCGCCTTCTTCCGTATCTTCATCATGATCAACTTCCTCCAATGTTTGGGTTACTTGCGGCAACCGGTTAGGTCGCCGGACTATCAACTTGTAGTTCTCGTTATGCCGCCGGTGACTTTGAATGTGACCGGTGCCATAACCACGTCACCCTTAGACGCGCCAAGGGGCTGATAACTCGGGATGTGCGCGTTACACGCAAATTGCGGATTGTCAGAGCCCGCAGAGGCCTGAGCGGGCCGGATGATGAGCGCGGTCACAGCATCACTCAGGAAGGCGGCCCAGAGGACGGCGTCCACTGACGTCGCACCATCGTAATCCTGGAAAAACTGTGCGGTAATCTCCGCCTTCTTAGTTCCCGCCAGCGCCTCTTCCCACTCTTGCGTCATGGCGGTGGCATCCTTGATGTCCTTATCCATCTTGATCGTGACCTGCTTCAGCTTCGTGCTGAAGTCATTGCCCCCGACTGAGATAAACGCCTCTTTCAAAATCATCTTAGCCATCTGTGTCCTCCTACGTTTGAGCCTGAATTCCAATCCCCACGGTCACAGTCACGCTCGTGCCCGTCAGAGTAGAAAGTGCCAACCGGTACCATGTATTTGCCAAGGGCGGATCGAGAATCGCCCAGAGGTATCCTGTGCCTGAAAGCGCCGGGAGTGTTATGCGATCGGTGTATGAGCCCTCCTCATCAGTGCTCGACTGGAGAACGAACTGAGCTGAGGTTGCGTCAAAGTCCGTGCAGTGTAGTGAGAGGTAGAGTCTATTGCCCGCAAGGACACCCAGATACTGAACAGGATCAGACTCACCTGTCTCCGTGAAAGCTTGATTAGCAAGTATGATCCCTCGGACTCCCGCACTGTTCCCCTTAGCCCCGAGTGCAAAAGGCGCCAGATCATCCTTCCCTCCGAGGAAGCCATAGCTGGCAGCGTGAATCTTCGAGAAGTAGGCGAGGTTACCGGCCGCAACCTCGCCAGGAGTGATCAGCAGAGATGATTCGAGCTCAGACTGCTGCCTTTCCCAGAGGACCGCATCGGGATCAGCAGCATAATCCCAGAAACCATTGACTTTGAACTCGCTTGAGAAGCCCGCCGGCACCGACTCATCGAACCCATTGGGGCTAGTGAAGACGGTCGCATCCTTCATCGCCCGCTTTACGACGCATCCAACTTCATTCGAAAAACCCGAGAGATCATTGCCCCCGAGCAGGATCTTCGCGTTCTTTAGAATCCCGTACTTCGCCATCATCTTCTCCTTCGTCGATAATCTCTACATGCTCACAGGCCCGGCACATCCGCTCCTTTGGTCCCATCCCACTCACGTCCACCCAGTTCTCTTCACCGCACTCAGGACACGGATCTTCCTCGACTAATGCCTTTTTGAGCTCATTCAGCAGGTGGATGATCGTGTCGATGATCGCTACGGCCTTCTCGATGCCTACTCGTGATGCCATACTTTCACCTCGACGATCGTCCGATAAATCCCGCCGGCATCGGGCTCGTACTGATCCATCTGATTGACTATCTCGATCGACTGGATAGTCATGCCAGCCGAGACGCCAGAGTAGTCCTCCAGGGCGTCAATCACTTCCCGGGCTAAGCGCCTCGAGCTCAAGTATCCTTCAGCCCAGCAATTGAGCTGCATGCGAACGCTGACTAGCTCCTCAGGATCCCGGACCATTGCCCGCGGCCGCGCTTCACCGACATCCTGGTAAGAGATCGCCGGCAGCGTCACGCTCGAGGGCATCGTCAGCGGATAAACCCGGGTTCCGACTAGATCAGTCACATCCGACTGACCTAACAGCCGGGCTCGAACAGCTTCACCGATCGTTACTTCTTCGCTCATGCTGCGCCGCTCCAGTTGTCAACAAAGGCCTTCAGCTTGTTGTGGATAATGTCGAGCGCGTTATCGTGCTCTGATTCAAATGCTGGCCGGATGTACGGAGTAGCCGGCACGAATGTGAGATTCGATCCAGTGAACACGCTTTTTCCTGTCTTCGCCTCTATCCTCCGCTGGAGACGAGTGCGCCTCTCTCCCCGCTTGACAATTGCGTGGCCGCGTTCGGGGAAATGCGCATACCAGTTTTCTTTGCCGGGCCCGACGCGGATACTGTATGAACCGCTGATCTTACTGCGCCTGGTTGTGATCTTGATGTTGTCGCGGATTCTTGGCTTGTCAGGATGCCGGCGAGGCCCGTCAGAGACAGGAGCGTTGCGGATCATGGCAGCCTTCATTGGCCTGGCACCGGCACGCATCGCCTTTAGAACTTCCTTATTAGCGACCTCGCTACCGAAAGCCTTCAAGTTGCTAAGGACGGCGTCCATGCCCTCCATGTGCATACCAACTGAATCCATTACACAATCACCCGTTCTTTGCAGGTCAGCCAGACTTCCCAGGGTCGATCCTTTTCATCGACATAAAGAATGTCGAATATTCGCTCTCCATATTTGACCCGGTCATTGGGTTTCACACGCCCGTTGAACCGGTTGATGCAGATCATGCTGGTCACCTCGGGAACTAGCTGGCCAGCGATCTGCTTCTCCCGGCCATTAAGTGACCTGATCCGCGCACCCGCGGTGCGATAGGTTGCCCAAGGCCCGCCGGTTTCATCTCCCGAAGTGTCCTGACCGGGAGCTTTCCGCTGCAGAAATACCTTCTTTTTCTTAGCCCCGGCACCCATCAAAACGTCCTGATCTTGTTTGCCCGGACAATCCTGGTGAACGAGCCTGGCGTGGTTACTTCTTTGATCTCCCCGGGGCCGTCGTCCGTCGCCTCCCGGTGGCGATTCATTGTTGCTACTAACTGAAGGATCGCTATCCGGTACATTCGCGGTATGTCATCGGCACTTTCATAGCCGGCAACATACTGGATCCGAACAGCGTCCATGCGCTGCTTCGTGGTTGGCCAGTATTGGCCGTATACCGGCCGGATCCGCCCGGGCTCTGAAACAGTTGAAACTTGATAGTTTCCTGCATCCCACGACTGCTCCTCGCCATCGGTATCGATGTACTTGATGTGAGTGACTGATTGGAGAGGCGCCGGCAGAAGCTCGATCTCACCGCAAGGGAATGAATCAAGAACCATCTCCCAGGTTTGAGTCATGAATGCCCGGTTCAGACTTTTCTCGACATCCTCCCGCGCACCTTGCAAGAAACCAGCTAAGAGATCGTCCTGATCATTTTCATACTCATGCAGTTGGCCCTTGACCTCTTCTAAGGCCAAAGGCTCCTGAGTTGGCGGTGTGATCAGGCAGCGTGTCATTTTCTACCTCTGCGCCCCCTACCCTTGGGCTTGTTCTCAGGCTGCGGTTTCTGGGCCGTTTCGGTGTCATCGATATCTTTGGTCGCCGTCTCTTCACCCCCGGCTTCCGTGTCTTGGGTGCGGTCAGCTTCAGGAGCCTCTTTCGGATCCACCTCGCCCACCTCCTCGTCCTCTTCGCTCTCCTCAGTTGATTGTTCACTGTCTGTTCCTGCGCCATGACTATCGTCGCCTTCAGTCGTCGCATCCGGGCCCGGCTCGTTCGTTCCGTCTTCAGTGGTAGTCGTTTCTGGATCCGCCCCGCCCGCGTCGTCTTCAGCGCTCGACTTCAGGGCGGCTGATTCTGGATCCTTGATTACTTTCGGAACATCTACGTACTCAGCTGCGCCTGCTTCCACTAGGTCGATCGCTAGATTGTCATCGACACTGAGCTCTTCTTTGGGCTGCCAGATACCATCCGGCCCAGCCCGAAGCTTTTTCATCTTTATCCTTGGCATCCTCATCTCTCCTTATTGGGAAATGGAAGCGAGTCATTTGGGCCCGCTTCCGTGTCCGTGTAGGGATCCTTTTTTTATAGCCTCAGCTATTTCCTACGCCGTTCCAGCAATTGGTGAGATGTTCGATTCGACGGCAATGTTAGCGCCGTGAGATACGGGCATTTTGCTAGCGCCACCTGTCAGGTAAGTGATTGACGCCGCAACAGCGTTAGACGCATCTTTGTCAATCACCAGGCGGCAATATCGCTTCAGTGGTTTCTCAAGAACCGAAATCTTGAGCTTGCCATCATCATCAGCCGCTACCGTCATTCCGGTACCTGCCAGGTCAGCGGCATCACTCATATCAGCAGCATCGCCTTCCTGCCATTTGATCGAGCAAACGGAACCAGCCGCGATTGTGCCTAGCGGAACGATCGCCATAGCCCAGTCAAGCCCGGCCATATCAAGGATGGTCCCATTGACGTCTGCTGTGCCAGATGCATAGGCCGCACCAATCTGGGCACCCATATTGGAAAGTGGATTCATCTCTATTTACCTCTCTGGTTAGTGTTCACCTCAGGGGTGAAAGCGGGGCCCTAAGCCCCGCCTTCACAGTTAGTGTCTAGCTAGCGGCCAGCTGGATCCGTACGAATGCTTCTGGCAGCACAGGCTGGCCGTCGCATTCAAACCGCCCGATGTAACCCATCTGGTTCGATTCGGCATAGAGCTCGGTTAAGCGCTCGAGCTCCATATCCAGCGCATCAGCGATCCAGTAGTAGGAGTAGTCTCCTAGCATTCCGACATACTGCTCGGCCGTGAATGTGCTCGGCGCGTACTCAGAGATCATAATCGGGAAGCTGAGCAGGCGATCAGGCTCGCCAACCTGGTTGGAGGGCTGCCAGAGGTACTGACCGTTGTCATCCTTGAGCTTGTCGATCTGCATCACGGCATCGCCCGAGAAGATGAAAGCTGCCTGCCGCCAATAGCCCTGCTTCAGGGCATACTTGGCAGACTTCAATCCATCGAGCGTGATTGATGTAGTGGTGTTCCCGGTGCTCACATCTCGGCTGGTCGGGATACCGTCGGCGCTCGCTGTGAACAAACCAAGCGGCTTACCACTACCGTCTCCGGTCATAAACCCTTTCTCCTGGGTTACGCCGAACTTGTACGTCAAGCGCTCGCGCACAATCTGTTCAATTGGCAAAGCTGAAACGCGAAGTAAGGTCTTGCTGACCTTGATCCGCTTGGCCGCAGGATGCGGAGTAAGGGCGCGTTTCCCGAGTTCCATCTGGTCATCTTCATTGCCCGTTGAGAGCTCGGTCGTCCAATCCGCATCGGCCGGGTCAGCCTCGAGTGTGGGAACGCCTATTGACTCGCTCTTCTCCAGCTGATACGTGGTGGCCCGTTGACGAATCCAGAGCATGTCATCAAGCCCCTTGAGCAGCCGAGCTATGAACGTATCTGGCGGGCGGGTATAGCCACCCTCGGTATCCGTGCCAGCCGAAAGTGCGCGCTGTTCATCGGGCGTCATTCGTGACCAGCCGACTCGCAGATGACGCTCGAAGGCGTCATTGTATTCCTTCTGCCGCGCTTCTTCCTCGGCCTCACCTGACCCCGAATCAGGTTTCTGTCGCGTGGCTTCACTCTGAACATCCTTCCCAGCTTCCGATTCTGCGGCTTGCTGAGCTTCAATGTTCTGCTTGCGAGTCGTCAGATCCGCAATGTCCTTGTGCAGCTTCTTATACCGCACCTCTTCTTCTTCGGTCAGACTCCGGCTCTCACCTTCTGCCTTCTCCAACATGTCGCGGGACTCCTTGAGCAACTTGCCCCGCTGCTCTAGCAGGTCTCTCAAATCCATTCTCTTCTCCTTTGCGTAAGGTTCACTTTCAGGCAAGCTCGGCAAGTTCAAGCGCTCGCCACTTTAGTTCGTTGTGGCGTACGCTGGAGTCCTCATCCGGCTCGTTTGACTCATCTTTATCGTGGGGGTTTTCTTCACCTTTGCGCGCCGCTTCGAGGGAGCGCATAGCAACAGTCACATCGGTCTCTTCGTAGACAGGATCTACGACCGGACCTGCTTCGAGTAGTTCGCACTTGAACAGGTCACGTCTCGAATAACCGTTACTCCAGCGGTCTCCGCCTTCATGGCACCGAAAGCGGAAACTGGCACCATCGACATTTCCGTTCTCAACGTTCTCGATCAGATCCTGGCCATATGAGGTATTTGGAATATCTACCTCCAGCCAAAGAGCTTCGGGAGTATCGATGAAACGCGCAGTACCTTTGCATCTGCGACCGAGAATGTAATGACGCTGGTGATTGAAGCAGCTCAGTATGTCTTGTTCGCTGTCCAGCCACTCTGTGAAACACCCCGGTTGTGTATATTCAGTGAACCTGAGCCCAACACTCGGAGTATTATATGGAGCGACTTTGATTCTCAGAATTGGCCGCTTGCCTTCTTCAGTTTTGATCCGGACTTCATCTTTTGAAATGAGTAGAGTTCTCTCTTCAGCTTCACGCACTTTGCTTCTCCTTTTTGCTCTCTGGTGAGGGCTCTTCGCCCCCGCGAGTCATATTCATTTCCCGGATATATTCATCTCCGCCATCTTCTTCTGAGATGGGGCCGAGGTTGATTTTCTCTCGCCATTCGTTCGCGCTGATGATTCCGTTCCGGCGCTGAATCTGGAGGGCAATGTTGCGGCTCTTAACGTCTCCACGAAGTAGGTCATCGACTAGGTATTCGATGTAGTAGTGGTCCCATTGCTCCCGGGTGAGGAGTGACATCATCATTTGCTGCTCAAGCCGGGTAAGCCATGGGCGGAGCGTATAAGTCTCAAAATGGATCGCCTGGTGTTCAATATTCGAGAAGGTGGCCCGGTCAAGATCACCAATCATGTGCGGCGGCACTCGGAAAACACGAGCGATATCGAGCGCTGAGAATTTCAGGGCTTCGATTAGCTGAGCATTGGCAGGAGAAAGGCTGATCTGGTGCCACTTCATCCCCTCCTCGAGGATGTCCATGCGGTGCTTATTAGATAGACCACTATGTTTTTTATTCCAACTATCTTTCAGGCGTTTATATGCGGCATCTGATAGTTCACCAGGATGCTCAAGAATCCCGCTGGGAGATGCGTCGTTAGAGAAGAACCTAGCCCCATACTCTGCTTCTGCTAGATTTAGACCGACCGGCTCACGCATTAGCGTTAGTGGGTCATAGCCTTTTAGGCCATTTGACGAAAGCCCGCGAATGTGGAGAACGAGATAGTTGGGTAGGGTTTTTTGCGGTTCATCCTCGAGGTGGATATCGTAAACAATCTCTCCACGAAATCGCCGTGGAGTGATGCGGTCAGGCGGAATAGGCCACAGGGCTATTGGCTCAAAGAACTCGTTGCGTTCGATCTCGAAGTAGGCATTCCCGCGAAGAAGTAGCCAGGCGATTGCACACTCAAACGCCTGAAATGCTGTCATCTCGGGATTGGCGAAGTAGCGTAGCAAACGGAATATTGACAGTTCAGTAGCGCGCCTGCGGCCACCA